GAGGGTGGTCCGAAGATTTCCACAATCCGTCCACAGGGAAGTCCACCGCCCCGGTAGGAGCCGGATAGCGCATGGTCGAGCGGCGGATAACCGGTCGAAATGAAGTCCTTCACCCCCTGCTGGGAGGCGTTGGTGATACCGATCTTGGCGAGGCGTTCAGCAAGCCCCATGGGTTAACCTTTCTGATGATGGCGGGAGGAATGGTGCGACGAAGGTGTCGAAGCTCGCCAGGATCGAGCGGAAGCCGTAGGCCGCGCAGAGGTTGCGAAAGGCTTCTGGCTGCGGTGCCTCTCGGACGAAGCCCAAGCCTTCGGGTTCAGGGAGATCGCCAAGGAGACTCATCAGACGCATGTTTTCGAAGAACACGCGCTGGCGTTCAGGGTCGGCGTGGAAGTCCGCAAATGCCTTGTGCATCTTGCGGCCCTGTCGCTCTTGATAGTAGCCGCCAGGATCGGACGAGGCGAGGAAGGTGCGAACGTCGCCCCAGACTTCGAGAAGCTCCCTAGCCTTCACGTCGCCTAGTCTGCCCACCCCTTTGAGATTGTCGGAAGCGTCACCCTGTAGGGCCTTCCCTTGGGCGAAGCGTTGCGGGCTTTGGTATCCGGTGAAGCGATGGAATGAGCGGTGATCGCAGAACCGCGAGTCGTCGCGGTGATCCTCCCAGGTGACGTTGAGCGTGACCAACTGAAGCCAGTCGCGGTCGCCAGTAATCAGGCGGACTCGACGCTGGTCGCTCCTACGGACGAAATAGGCCGCCAGATCGTCAGCTTCGAGATTGCGCGCGAAGGCTTGGCTGATCCCAAGCAGCCGCAGCGCCTTACGGATCACCTTGGCCTGGGCGACATAATCGTCGGCGACCGCAACCTTTTTGGGGTCGTCACGACGATTGGCTTTGTAGGTCTTGGAAACCGCCTTGCGCCACGAGAGCCCGTCCCAAAGGCAGACGAGCGCCGACTGCGGGTAGCGGATTTGATAGTTTCGGACGGCCTTGATCGCGCCGAAGATCGCCTGGGTGTTTTGGTCGCCGGCCTTCAGGACGGTCGACTGATGGGCCGCATGGCCTATCGAGTTGGCGTCAATCAGAACAAGGTCACGCATGAGCGTTGATAACTGCTGCTGACTGACAATGCAAGTGGGGAAAGGTTGCCCTTTCCCCACCCGCTTGCGACGTTCTCAGAGATTGTCCAGTTCAGCGAGGATAGAGTCGACTTCGTCGGTCTTGCCGGCTGGAGCCGCCGGGGCAGCGTCGAAAGGCGCTTCCTCGGTCGCCACGTCCACGCTTAGATCGTGGATGCCAATGTCCTTGGAGGACGCCGGCGCGGCCAACTCTGCGGTCTGCGTCATCGCCTGCCCAAGGGCGCTCTGGGTCACGTCACGTCCGAGCATGTTGGAGAGAGCCGCGAGGGCTTTCACCACCGAGTCACCGAACTTCCCGTTGATGTATTCGTCCAGATCGAGTCGCTGGTCGAGAACAGCTTGGGGAACCGGATCACTCGGTTGCTTCGGATAGGCGCTGAAGGTGTAGCGAGTATCAGTCGGACCCGTGCCGACCCGATCGACGACGATCAGGGCTCCCAGGCCGTTCTTCATCAACTCACCGTCAGAGCCGTCCGCCGTGTCTGCACAGAGTTGGAGCGCGATCAGGATCGAATCGAACGCTGTCGAGCTAAACTCCGGGCGAACGACCTTGCCCTTGTTTTCGTCATCGCCCTTGATGATTTGGGCGTTGACGACCGTGACCGGTTTCGCGAGCCACTTCTTCAGCTTCTCGTAGGTGGCCTGATCATTGACCCGAGAGGCGCGGCCCATCAATTCGCCGATTGCCTCACGGACCGGATCAGTCCGCTGGAAGGTGATTTGGGCGTCACCCACGACCGCGACCATGGCGTCGGTGTTGGGGTCGCGGATGTAGTGCGCCCCATATTCCCGGAAGAACTCGTCCGGGTCGCTGACGCCGGGGAGAAGCCGGATGATGGTCTGGCCGGGCTTGAACTTGTAAGCGCGTTCGAAGCCGGCTTTGCGCTGGGCGTAGTTAGCCCGAGTCGCTGCAATTCTGTCTTTAAGTGATGACATTGTTTTCCTTTTTTCTCGTTTTACGGTTTTACCTTTGAAGAGGCTACACATATCACTTGCGCGATATGTGTCACTTGGCAAACCCCTCTTCGATTAGCTTGCCAGAGGTTGTTCCTTGACCCGTCCACGGCCCGCACGGGTCGAAGCGACGGTGCCCGCGTCAGCCATGATCCGCGCGTGAGCGTTGCGCTCGTCGCGATCCCGAAGGCCGGCGGCGACCAGCATGTCCTTGCGGTCACGGATCGCCTGATATGCGCCCTTGAGGCTAAGCTCGACTTCCCGCGCCTCGTTGAGCGCGCGCTCCATCGCATAGACGTGGGGGTGTAGGCGGACTCGTTCCTTCACCATGTCAGCGGTGAGCTTCTCACCGGCGGCCTGGGCCGATTCCCTGACGTTGGTGGCGACCTTCGCTTCCGCCATTTCGAGGCGAAGCTTGAAGTCGGCGTGTTGACGCTCAGCCTTGGCGGCGAGCGTGGCATAGAAGTAGGTCAGCCCCGCCTGGCGCTGGAAGTGTGGGTCCAGGTCGTTCTGGTCGTATTGGGTGTCGCTCACAATCTGCGACGGCTCGACGAATGTCGCAACCTCATACTTAGGAGTGTCTGTCGTCTCTGTCATTGTCGCTCCGTTCTCGGTAAGGGCGAACCTATGCCCGCCCGCGAAAGGTGTCAATGCTAATTTCCTATCCGAGGGGGGCGATAACGCTCTTTGCCACTTCAAAGACGTGCGTGAGCAAGTCGGCCTTGGATGGATCGTGATAGATCATCTGCGGGTTGAACCCAATCAAGATCGTGGCGTCCAGCTTCTCTGAATAGAAGGTGCGCCCGACGTGGTCGAGCATGTCGCCCTTGAGATCGGGAACGAAGAACCGCGCCGCGTTCGAGCCCAGGGTGACAATCAACGGCGGCTTGAGGATTTCCAACTCGCGCACCAGGAATGGCGAGTAGGTCTTTATGTCTGATGGCAGATAGACCTTGCCGATCTTTCGCTTTTTGGTGAGCCCGGTCCAGTAGGCGTCATGGCTGCAAAGGTCAGCGGCGATCAGGGCGGCGCTGGTGAAGGCAAAGCTTCTGCCTGCGGTGAAAATCCGCTCCATTTCCTCGCTTCGTTCCGGACCGTCGGCGACCACCATGAATTTTGCCTTTTTGCCCAGGCCGGGGGCGACGTGAACCAAGGGCGTCCCGGTGGCCTCGTCGGTGATGGCGTAGTATTCGCCGACGATCTCCATGATGCGGGCTCTGGTATATTTGTCAGCGGGCATCTGGCGATCAGCCTCGATGATCCCGGTCATCAAGCCCGGCAGCAGGATCATCTGATCCTTGCGCCGACTCACGTCCAACTGGGGTGGCTCACCAGGCATGATGCTCGCAATAGCGCCGACCCGGTTCAGACTGTCGATCGAGCGGGAGTTGACCAGGCGCGCCTCGACATTGGCTGTCAGGTCGTCCAGATCGGCGAAGGCACCGGTAGCTGTTTTCTTGCGTCCCTGGATGAGGTTCTTCGCACCTTTGTCAGAGAGCCCCTTGATCGCGCTGAATGGCATGATCAGGGTCTTGTCATCGGCGATGACAAACTCATTGGTGCTGACGTTCACGTCTGGCGGGAGAACCGTGATCCCATTCTTAAGGGCGTCGTTGACGATGACTTGGTATTTGTGTTCCGGCGACGCTGACAAGGTGCCCGCGTAAAACTCTGGCGGGAAATGCACCTTGAGATACATACACTGATAGGCAATCAGGCTGTAGGCAGCGGAATGGCTTTTGTTGAAGGCGTAACCCGAGAAGCTGTCGATGTCATCGAATAGAGCATTGGCGGCTTTCTCGGTCATCCCTGAATGAGTGTGCGCGCCAGCGACAAACTGCGCCCGCATCTTCGCCATCTCTTCAGGGAGTTTCTTGCCCATGGCTTTGCGGAGCTTGTCGGCGTCCGCGAGCGGGAAGCCGCACAGGTCCACCGCGATGCGGATCACTTGTTCTTGGTAGACGATAACGCCGTAGGTGCCTTTCAGCGCCGGCTCCATGGCCGGATGGGCGACGGTGACGGTCTTTTTCCCGGTGCGCGCGGCGACGAAATCATCCAGCAGCCCGGCGTCGATCGGACCAGGGCGGTTGAGCGCATTGGCGGCCGAGAGGTCTTCGAAGGTGAGGTTGGAGTTTTCCGCCATCGACTTCAGGAGTCTGCGAACGCTTCCCCCGTCAAACTGGAAGACGCCGATGCTCTCGCCCATTGAGAAAGCCTTCAGCGTGTCAGCGTCGTCAAGGGGAACCGAAAGCAGATCAAGGTCGATCCCCCGACGTTCCTTTATGTAGCGCTTGCAGCGGGCGAGCGCGTCCAGGGTCGAGAGACCCAGAACGTCGAGCTTCACCAGACCCATGTCTTCGCAGACGCGCATGTCCCAACTGACCTTGCGCCCGGACCCGTCACGTTCGAGGACGGCGCGATCGACGATGGGAACCCCGGAAACGATCACCCCGGCGGCGTGACGCCCGTAGGATCGCATCAAGCCTTCGGTCGCCAGCGCGCCTTTCCACACGTCAGGATACTGGTCGGCGAACCTTTGAATGTCTGCGACCTGGCGCTTGGCGGTGACTAGATCGACCGGCTGTCCATGCGGAGCCGGGATAACTTTGGAAGGGGCGAAGTCGGAAATGTCGAGCCCATAGACGCGGGCCATGTCCTTGAGCGCCGAGGCTGCGCCCAGGACCCCATAGTTGCTGATCCCGGCGACGTGATCCGCGCCATATTTGGATTCCAGATAGCGACACACTTCCTCACGGCGGCTCGACATGAAGTCCAGGTCGGCGTCCGGAAGGTCCAGGCGCGACGGATTGATGAAGCGCTCGAAAATCAGCCCGAAATGAATGGGGTCAATGTCGGTGATGCCCATGAGATAGGCGACCAGGGAACCGCCGACCGATCCCCGTCCAGGCCCGACTACGATGCCCGCGCCCTTGGCCCAGTTCACCAGGTCCGCCACGACCAGGAAGTAGTCGCCGAAGTTGAGGTCCCTGAGAACGCCAAGCTCGTAGGTGAGCCTAGGAACGTAGACCTCCCTGATTTGCGAAGGGGTCGGTTGATGCCCAAAGACGGACCTTGTGAGGCGCTTGCGGATTCCTAGCTTGCAAGCTTCTAGGACCGCATCATGGGCGCAAGGGGCGAGGCTAGGCAGGGCGATCGGTTCCTTTGCCCATCGGTATGCAGTCGCGTCTAGGAAGGCTTCAGCGCCCTTCGTAAGGCCCTCTTTGAAGGCTAGCCCGACGTGTGTCGGGCAGTCATCGAATGAGCGCATCCCCGTCGTCGTTTGCTTCACAAGGGCGAGGAAGGCCCCTACGTCGCGCGCCTCGAAACATTGGAAGGCTGGCTTGCTGATGCTGACCGGCCGGCGCAAGTTGGTCCGGTTGTGGATCGCCATGTTGTGGAAGAGGCTACTGAAGCCGTCTTCCTCATGGAGGACCGGCGAAGTCACGATCAGCGGATCGGTCCCATCCATAGCCTTGCAGGCGTTGACGTTGGCGCGCTCAAAGTAGGGCGTCGGAACGGCAACCAATTCGATCGTCGTTTCGGCGCTCCATTCGCGCAGGCGTTTCCAGATCGCTTCGTGGTCCGGCCGCGAGAACACGCTTGCAATGTCGCCTGTCGTTAGAAGCACGTCCCTTGGATCAAGGGCGAGAACGTCTTCCAGGGAAAGGCGCGCGACGTAATAGAAGCGGTCTTCGTCGGTGGAGCGTGACAGGAGGCGAAAGATCGCGCGCATCCCCTCCGCGTTCTTCGCCCAAATCTTCGGATGGAAGGCGGTGCGGTTTTGTTTCTTGTCCCGCTCGGAGGCGTCGTCCACGATCCGCAGGCGAACGCCGAAGTGAAGCGCCAGGTCTTCCTTAGCCGCCGCCTTCGAAAGGTCGATCAGGCTCGATGTGGTCATCGTGTCGGCGACCGCGATGTGAGTCTGTTTGAGGCTCTTGGCGATGTCGACAAGCTTCTCGGCCGGCAGGGCGCTCTCGCCCAGGCTGAAATCGGTTCGAACGCCAAGGAGGGTGTGGATCATAGCGAGTAGACCCACCCTTCCTTGCGGAGAACGCCGACACTCACCAGGGCCTCACAGATGATCTTGGTCTCGTTTTGCGCCCGGTCGCGGCCAATCCGCATCGAACGTAACTCATAGATCACGTCCGAAATCTTGAATGAGCGTAGGTCTAGGATGCAGGCAAAAACCGCGTGTTCCAGGGTTTCCGGGTCGCAGGAAGGGTTCTCACCGCCTTTCAGCGCGGTTAGGACGATAGAACGATCCGACCACGATTGCAGTTGTCGCGAAACGTCACTGGTCCTTTTGTGCGACTTGTCTTCGCGCCAGGAGGCTTGGAAGCGCTTCGCGATACTTGCTAGTGTGTCGGTTCTGAATTGCTTGTCTAGCTTCGCTATGCGGGCTTTGACCCCTTCGGTCGCGGCCTTTACTGCCTCCGCGCAAGCGTCGCGAACGTCGCATCCCTTGCACTCTTCGGACGTCGCCTTCCAATAGACGGGCGAACCGTAGCAGGGCGGGCGCAGGAGGATATTAGTCATCGCTCCCTCTCTATCGCATCCATGCGAGCGAGGCAATGTCAGATAGCGATTTTAGGATTGGGTAGTTGCTGCAAGTCGGCCGCGCGGCAAGCCGACCCGAGCAACGGAGACAGACCCCAGTCGAGCGCGTCTCTAGGCCGCGACGACCACGCTCACCGGGGATTCCGGATCAAGTAACGCTGATTATACGCTGAATCGCATCCTCGACAACTTTCTTGTCCACCGTGTTAAGGCGATTCGTGTAGGCGAGTTGGAGCGCTTGACGCCAATCGCCTCCCAAGGATCGCCCGATCTGGGCGGCGGTGATAAGCTCTCTGGGCGAAATCGTGACGCCGATGGAGCCTTGTGAGTAGGCTTCGCGAACGTGACGCGCGACCGCCACCAGTTCATGGGCCGCACTCTCGTTGACCCGTCCCTGACTAGCGACCACCGCCACTTCCTGGGCTTCGGACATATAGTCCACTTTGACCGTGATCCCGAAGCGCGAGTAGTTAGCGGCGTTCTGAAGCTGAGTCCCCTGATAGAGGCCAGTTTCATCACCGCCGCCGTTGGTGTTGCCCGTCGCGGCGAACCGGAAGTTAGGGTGACGCTTGACCACCCGCCACTCCGGAGGCGCTTCCTTAATGATCAAGTCCTGGCCTTCGAGAACGGGCTGATAGACCGAACACACCGAAGGCAGGGAAAAGTCATATTCGTCCGCGATGTAGCACAATCCGAACCGCATAGCGAAGGCGAGCGGACCCGGTTCGAAGACGGTCGACCCTTCCTTCACGACATACTGCCCAAGAATGTGCGACTCTTCGGTCGACACCGTGTGTTGCACCCGGAGCGCGGGTCGGTTTGTCCGCGCGCAAAACTGCTGAATAAGCGTGGTCTTTCCGGTTCCGTGAAGCCCCCAGAGAAGCAGCGGCTTGTCCAGCACCACCGCCATCAAGACGGCCTTCAGTTCGTTGATCGGGAAGATGTAACGATCATCGACCCTTGGAATGAAGTCGGCGACTTCGCGCGGCTGCTCGCCTAGCACGTCGATCATAATGTGACCGCCGCTGATGTTCTTCGCCGCCTTCGCGTTGCCAAGTTCGAACACTTCGGCGAAGGTCTTCTTCGTCGAGGCGCTAGCCGGCAACGGCAGGGCGGTGATGGTGGCGGACGAGACCGTCACCGACTCGCCAGCCTTGTGCTTCGCGAGAGCCTTGACCATCGCCGGAGAATACAGCGGCGAGTCCGCGTAGACCCGCCGGTAATCTTCCAAGCTCATGTCGCCAGTCTGCGCGAGATAGGCGGGGATGGAATGGACCCATACCCCGTCGATCGCACATTGCACCCCGTCTTCGGGGGTCGCCTCTAGGTTTTTCTTGCGTCGCGCTTCCGTATCCATGTTCTGTCTCCTGTTTGCTAGCCTAGCGGTTCGCTAAGCGGTTCGCCCTTGCTATCGGACTTTTACGTTGTAACACGCTCCGATCGGATTT